GAGGGCTGTTTCTTTTCGGGGGCGGGGGCTTGGATATTGAGGTTATATTTTTGGGCGAAGCGCTCAAAGCGGGTTGGCTGGGGCATTTGCGGAGGGCTTTGCTCTAGGGAAACCGTGGCCGAGGGCTTCGATTGAGGTACGGAGGGTACGGTCTGCTGCTGGTTATAGCGTTTCAGAAATTCTTCAAATCTGCTCATAGTACCTCCAATCAGGCGAGCTGATAATATTGGATCAGCGAGGCGAATTCGTGGTCGGTAAGGTTGCCGGTGCGGGTATCGTTATTCAGAATGTTGTAAATGTAATTCTTGGCTTGTGCGGAGTTCTTAGGGATGTGCATTCTTTCCAGATTGCCGTCGACGCTGCTAATGAGGGATACCACTGCGGGTGTACGGAGTTGACCGCCCATCATTTGCAAATAGGTATCGTTAGAAACCCTGCCGGCAAAATAATTGCCCAGTCCGGTGCTGTCACCAAATTCATCATTGATGTACTTGGCTTCGGAAAAGCTCATGGTGGGGTTGCTGTCTTCTGCGGCCTGCTTGGCGGCAGCAGCCTGAGCGGCTTGCAGAGCGGCGACCTCACTACTGGACAGGCCGTACAGGGATGCCATGCGGCTGTAGTCACCGGCCTGCGCCATCAGCTGTGCGGCGGCTTGCTGACGCTCTAGAAGGGCGGCCTGCTGTTTTTGGGCTTGCTGGTAGAGGGCTTCTGCCTTAGCAAGGTCGTTCTCTGCCTGCGCCTGACGGATGGCAGATGCGTACTCCTGAGAGAGGATTCCTCGCTGGCGTTCAATTTCCGCATCGGACTGCTGCTGGGCCGCACGGAGGGCGGTCATATCCGCCTGAAGCTGGTTTTCCTGTGCCACACGGGCTTGAAGCCGTGCACCGGAGGACAGACCGTAGGCATTATGTAGCTCGGCGTTATTAACGGCGGCTTTCTGGGATTCTACGGCGGTACGGGTCAGGTTGGCATCGGTGGCCTTCTGGTTCAGCTGCCTCTGATGGGTCAAATCAGAATCGGCAACAGTATAGTCCTGCTTCAGCTGCTCTTTCTGGGCGGCAAGCTGGGCTTCGTAGATTTTTTCAATGGTAGACATAGCTCCTCCTTTTAATAAAGCCCGTAGGGGGTGGGAATCGGTTCAAAAACTGTGGGAAGCTTATTGCGCAGGTCGGAAAAGGTTTGATTGTAGCGGCTCATGAACCATGCGGACAGCTCCTCGTTTTCTCCAGCTAGAAGGTGCGAGGCGAGGGCATAGGGCAAAACGCCCAGCGCAAGGGTATCGTCCAGAGGGATGGTCTGCGTAAAATCCGGTCTGCTGTGGTCAGGCTGGGTCAGGAGCGGACATACAGGGCGACCGCGGTCGGGGTAGGTGCAGGTATCGGAAAAAGGATAAAGGGATGGCATGACGCCATTGAGGATGGACAGCGTTCGCAGGCGGTATTCCTGTGTGTCGGCGGTGGTGGTAGAGCCACTGGATTCGGACTGCTCGTCCATCATATGGATGGCGATATCAAAAACCTGTTGTACGGTAGTCATAGAACCTCCTTATTTGACGTAGGATGCGTAGCGGATTTGCTGGTCGTAGCCCAGAACGGTGGCTCTGGCACCGGGGGAATCCACCCGGAAAATCAGCTTATAATATACGAACTTTTTAACCTTCAGTTTGATTCGCTGGATTTTGGGGGCACGGCTGATCAGGAAGGAGAAGTGAGAGAAATCCACGGCACCGAAGTCCAGCAGAGGGCGACCGGCGGTTTTGGTCATGTATTCATCCCGGCGGTCGGTTTGGACGGTGATCTCCATATTGGAGGATACCTCCGGAAGCATAGACACCCACAGGGTACTGGAGTATTTACGCAGATAGTCCGCACCGAAGGACATAAAACCGGATTCCCATCGGCAGGGGATGGGAAGTTGACGGCCGCCGTAGACCGCATCAAAAGCGCTGCTCGGGTCGAAGTAGAACACTGTGTTATCGTTGGCGAACAGCAGGTCACCACGGAAACCATCGGCGTAGCGAACGCCATCAAACACAGAGCCGGTGTAGACCGTCCACACATCCAGCTCATAGCGATTGACCAGAACGGTGCCATAGCCATCGTTGAGGAACATATAATACGTCCGGCTGGCATCATCGTCGCAGGTGACGATTTTGGAGGGGTCAGCATCTCGCAAATACAGGGACACCTGCTGACCGATGCGCTTTGCGTACCGCTCGTCCTGATAGTAAGAGGCGGTATGCCGCCATTCAAAGAGGGAGCCGCCGCACAGGGTACGAGGGAAATTGCCTACGGTCTGAATCTGGTTGTCCATATCGTTACCCACGTCACGGCTGGCAGGATGGACATAGAAGCCGGCGGTGACTGTGCCGTCCGCCAGCGTTACCGGCTCATAATTGATGGAGAAGGTGCCGTCCGCCTTGTAGGCCATAAGACGGGTATAGTGGCGGCGCATTCCCGTGATGGCACTGGCAGAGGAATCCACGGCAATCTCGTAGCCTGCCGGAAGGTACAGCCCTTCGCCGTAGGCCGGAACGCCGGTGTAATAGCAGATGTTGGTTCCGTCGCCATAGAAGAACATTCTGGAATCGGTGGAGCCGTTGTAGGCTTCGCAATGGCGCATTTTCAGGAATTTTTCCACAGCGGCAGTGCGGTCAGGATCCCTGTAAAAGCACAAAAACTCGATGTTGTTTACGCCCTTTACGGGTGGATCAGAGAAGGTATAGACGTGGTGTGTAGAATTGTAATCGCCATCGGTGACAGCTACGCCATCAACCAAGACCTTATCTACGGCCGATGCCATGGGCGGCAGATGGTATTCTGTGCTTTCGCCATCGGCAGAGAACTGAATACGGAAATGGTCAGCAAGCAGATTCAGCGGCTCTAACATCGTGCCGCCACCGCCAACACCGTTGCCGGAGGAAATAAGCGGATAATACCCACGGGAGGACTCCAGCGTGAAGCCACCGTCTTCTGCTGCGGTGAGCCGGTAGATACGAGGAGCTGAAGTGTCGTAAACATCCGCACCGACGATCCAGACGGAATCCCCATAGGAGAATACCTTCACAGGGTGGAGGTAGTGCAGGTTTAATGTGTAGTCGCCATCGTCGCCCGCGGCCTGTGCGGCGGCATTACGGGCTTTAGCAGTCATGGTCAGCTGCTCGTCGTGGCCATCCTGATAGATAATCAGCGTCCAGCGGCTGTCGCCCAGAAGTCCGTTCCACAGGGCTTTGAATGTGCCGCCCTTCTGATACTGATTCAAGACAGAAACGCCCGGTCTGGTCTTTAACTTATAATCGTCGGTTATGTAGAAATTTTCCGCAACGGATGCCTCTCCAAGTGCCAAACCGGTGGAGCCGTTTGGAGATTGGTTCAGGCCGAGAAATTTATTGACTGCAACAGTTTTTACGCTCATGGTGTGTCCTCCTCCCATTGATAGATGTAGATTTCCGTCCGGGGGTTCTGCTTGTCGTAAAGCACCCGGGTGCCATCGTGGCTTTTGACGATGGCACTGTTGTCATCTTTCAGGATACCAGCCTCCACCAGAAGATCGTCAGCGGCGGCGCAGAGGTTCAGCCCATCCACCCGTCGCCGGGTAGCCATATAGAACCGGTAGCAAATCCGGACAGGGGTATCAATTGGTTGCTCCGGCTTCGGGCGAAGGTGGGGGAAGGCTTTGATGGTATACTCCTGATTTGCCTTACCCTGCCGGACAAACAGCTTTTTGAACTTGCCGCAATAAGGGCAACGGGGACCGGAACCGGCAATCATCTGATGGTTTTTCTTCGTGCGTGGGTCAAAAGGAATGCGGTAGGATTGCAGCAGCATAGGATTCTTTCCTTTCAGCGTGATACCTATATTTTAGTAAACAAATGCAGATTCCGGCATACTGAAAAGGTGAATTTACGAAGTTTTCTTTTGGTTTTTAGGGTCTGCCGGCTCCTTTACGGTGCATTGTGCACCCGGCGGACAGGGACGGCGGTGACCGGCGAGGAAGATATAGTTGCAGCAACGGGTATAGAACG